TCACGCTGAAAAGCAGTTTTGGAAATGGGTCTGCTCATGGGCGCGTGCCTGTCGGCGGCCTTCTGACTTAGGATTTGACGATGCGCGCTTTATTCTGCCGCCGCTGGTAGAACAGGAACACTTGGTCGCAGTTGAGACGCGCGCCGATGGAATGCTGTTCAATCTGCCTGCGGTCGGGCTCAATGAACAGCGCGAGGAACGCCGACGTTCCATTCGTGAGCGGTGTGAAAAGGTCGCGGCCCTCGTGGACACAAAAGAGCCGGCCTTGGTCTGGTGTCATTTGAACGACGAGGGTGATTTGTTGGAGTCGCTGATTCCTGGTGCCCTGCAGGTATCAGGACAAGACAGCGATGAAGCAAAAGAAGAAGCTTTTATGGCCTTCGCGCACGGGCAGGCCCGCGTGCTGGTCACGAAACCGAAAATCGGCGCATGGGGACTGAACTTTCAGCACTGTGCGCATGTGACGTTTTTCCCGTCGCACAGCTTCGAGCAGTACTACCAAGGCGTCCGTCGCTGCTGGCGTTTTGGTCAGACGCGGCCGGTGCGCGTGGACGTGGTGACGACGGAAGGCGAGCAGAGCGTATTGGCGAACCTGCAGCGCAAGGCCCTCGCGGCCGACAGAATGTTTGATAATCTCGTGCGCGAAATGCACGCGGCGATGTCGATTGAACGCGACCGCCGATTCACCAAAGAGGAGACCGTGCCATCATGGCTGTAATGGATCAGGTCCTCACGGACCAGTATGCAATCTACTGTGGCGACTGCATCGAAGTGATGCGGACGCTGCCGCCGGAGCGCGTTCATCTGTCGCTTTACAGTCCCCCGTTCGGTGGGCTCTATCACTATTCCAGCAGCGAGCGCGACCTGTCGAACTGCAAGGACTACGCGGAGTTCTTCGATCACTACGCCTACGTGGTGCGCGAACTCTACCGGCTGACGATGCCGGGACGCATGACCGCCGTGCATTGCATGGATGTACCGAGCGGAAACAGCGGAACCGACTATCTGGTTGACTTCCCGGGCGACATCATCCGGCTGCACGAGCGCGAAGGCTTCCGCTACATCGCGCGGTACGCCATCTGGAAAGAACCGCTTGGCGTGCGCAATCGGACGATGGCAAAGAACCTCGCGCACAAGACCATCGTTGACGATTCGAGCCGGTGCAGTGTGGCGAGTGCAGATTGGCTGCTCGTGTTCCGGCGCAAGGGTGACAATCCGGTGCCGATTGCCCATCCGGTCGGGTTACTGGATTATGCGGGAGAGCGCAAGCCCCCGGCCGATGTGCTGCCGTATCGCGGCTGGACTGGGAACCAGATCGAGAACCGATATTCACACTGGATATGGAGGCAGTACGCGAGCGCGTTCTGGGATGACGTCCGTATCGGACGAGTGTTGCCATTCCGCGATGCGCGCGAGGAAGATGACGAGAAGCACGTTCATCCGCTGCAACTCGATGTGATCGACCGCGTCATTCAGCTCTGGTCGAATCCCGGCGAGACGGTACTGACACCGTTTCTTGGAGTTGGATCAGAAGCCTATGGAGCGGTTTGTGCGGGCCGCCGAGCGATCGGCATGGAGTTGAAGCCGAGTTACTTCAAGCAGGCGCGTCTGAACATGGAGGCATCCGGCAAGGCTCGGATCGAAAATCAGGACGATCTGTTCAGTGAGGTAAGTGCATGAACATCGCGGCAGAGGTTGAGAACGAAGTCGTTTGCCGGATCACAGCGGCAGAACGCACATATGGCCCGCCAGCGTCCGCACATGAGATGCTCGGCGTGATCGCGGAGGAGTACGCGGAACTCATCGAGGCCGTGCGCAGCGGCAAGAGCGGCGGCGTCGAATGGGAGGCGCTGGACTTGGCTGCGGCGTGCATCCGGCTGGCGTATGCGTGCACAGATGGCGGGGATGCGTTCGCCAAGCGGTCGGGGTTTCTGGATGCGCGGGAGACGAGTCCGCAGAAGGGTCTGCCGCTGTGACGCCGCGCGACTTCGTACTGCGCGCGCAGCGGCGGCTGGAACTGACGGACGGCGAACTGGCGCGGCTGTGCGGCTGCGTGCGTACATCAGTAGTACACTGGCGCAGTGGGCGGCACGAGCCGAATGCGCGCGCCGTGCTGGCGATTGTGGACACGTTGATTGAACGGAACGCGAGCGGCCGAGGTCTCCCGCCGTCGTCCTGACGGTACTTAGGCCGCGTTCACCGCTGGCCCGGCGGCGCGCAGGGCTGACAGCCGGGAAAGACCGGCACTGATTGGAGCTGCAAATAGCATGGCAGACGACTTCTTAGTAGTCACTTCGCATCCATCGCTAATCGACTACGTTGATGGATTGCAGCGTAAGAATGCCGAGGCGCTGTCATTCTATCCGCGCGCCGTATTTGAGCGAGAGCAAGCGAATGGCCGGCTTTTCCTTGGAATGTTGAACGGTGAGCCATGCGGTTATATCTACGCTGGCGCACAGTCACGAGACGTTAAACTGCACCAAGTTTGCATCCAATACGATGCGCGGCGGCGATGGTACGGGGCCGCGCTCGTCCAGATACTAGAGGCTTACGCCAACGATGGCCGCGCCTCAACGGTCACGCTTCGCTGCGGTTTCGACATTGACGCAAACGAATTCTGGAAAGCACTAGGCTATGGAGTTGTCGCTGTTCATAACGGCGGTATTCGCCGGATGCGTCGCATTAACGTATGGCAGAAGCAATTAGCGCCTGACCTTTTTGCTCCTATCTACATAGAGCCGGAGCGCGGTAAAGCTAGCGCGTCCGTTTGGGCAAAGCACAAGCAGACCGGGATCATTACGCAGTTTGTGAGAGGGAAAGCAAAGGACCAATACCGCGCATTGATTCTTTCTAAGATTGATTGAAGGGCGGCGGGGCAACCGGCTACGAGTGCACCATCCCGGGCCCGACCTGGTCCAGCGAGTCCGGCGGCTGTGCCCGATCAGCCGGACACTATTGACGGTTTGTGCAGAATGCACTAGTCTCGGTTTGCCGGTGCTGAATGGCTCAGTTACTTCATTTGGAATGAGACAGACTGATCCAGCTTGTTGCCCGGCATGATTTGGGTGGCGTAGAGAGCGGTTACTTCTCCTGCTAAGAGGGTGGTCGCGGGTTCGAGTCCCGTCGAGGGCGCAAGTCCTCGTAGCTCAGTCGGTAGAGCACCAACGTCCCCGCTTTCGTCTGTTCCCCCGTGATTTGGTTTCGGTGGTGTAGGTCGCGGTTACTTCTGCCATTAAGAAACGCCCGCGATCGTTTGTTCCCCGGAGGTTTTATGGCACGAATGAATCAGGCTGCGGCAGCCAAGGCCGTATTCACGCACGGTGGACAGCCGGCGTATCCGCATCTTAAGCCGATCCAGGCGCTTCGCCGCAGCGTGCTCGCGTGTATGCTGTGGGAGAACGGCTACTACGAATCCGGCGTTTCGGTCGCTGACCGCATCGCCGAACTCGCCGCACAGGTCACGCCGCGCGAACTCGCCGATCTCGCCATCGAGGCGCGCACCGTTCACAGCCTGCGCCACGTCTCGCTGCTGCTGCTTTGCGCGCTCGCCAAGCGCGGCGGGCGCATCGTGGGCGACACCATTGCGGCCGTCGTGAGCCGCGCCGATGAGCCAGCCGAACTCTTGGCGCTGTACTGGAAGGACGGCAAGCAGCCGATCTCTAAGCAGATGAAGCTCGGCCTCGCGCGTGCCATCCGAAAATTCAACGCCTACCAGTTGGCGAAGTACAACCGCGACAGCGCGATCAAACTGCGCGACGTGCTGTTCCTCGTGCATGCCAAGCCTAAGGACGACGCGCAGGCGGAAGTCTGGAAGCAGTTGATCGACGGGACGCTGCCGATTCCGGATACGTGGGAGGTTGCGCTTTCGAGCGGCGCTGACAAGCGCGCGACTTGGGAGCGCATGCTTCGCGAAGGGTCGCTCGGCTATTTTGCGTTGATCCGCAACCTGCGCAATATGACGGCCGGCGGCGTTGACGCCGCCCTGATCCGCGACGCCATCGTGGCGCGCAAAGGCGGTGCCGAGAAGGTGCTGCCGTTCCGCTACGTAGCGGCTGCCCGCGCGTGCCCGCAGATGGAGCCGGCGCTGGATCAGGCGCTTTGCGAAGCGATCAGTGAACTGCCGCCGCTCACTGGCCGCACGCTGGTTCTCGTGGACGTGTCGGGGTCAATGTATGCTCCGCTGTCCGGTAAGTCGGACATGAAGCGGATCGACGCAGCGGCGGCGCTGGCGAGCCTGATCCACGGCGATCTGCGCGTATTTTCGTTCAGCCATGCGCTCGTCGAGGTTCCGCCGCGACGCGGCATGGCTGGGGTCGATGCTGTGATTCGCTCACAGCAGCACGGCGGCACGGCACTGGCCGGTGCGGTCGCAGCCGTGAATGCGATTCCGCACGATCGGCTGATCGTCATTACCGACGAGCAGGCGACAGACGGCCGCGTGCCTGATCCGGTCGCGAAGCACGCCTACATGGTGAACGTCGCCAGCAATCAGAACGGCGTCGGCTATGGACGATGGACGCATCTTGATGGCTTCAGCGAGGGGATTCTGCGGTGGATACATGCCCACGAAGCAGATGACATCGGCTGAACTGTCGGCGGCAGGCCGCAAGCTCTACGGCGAGCGCGGATGGCAGACGCGCATGGCCGAAGCTCTCGGCGTTGATGGAAGCACGGTGCGGCGCTGGATCTCCGGCGCCGTGCCGGTTCCGACCACTGCGGCGGCGGCGATCCGCTGCTTTCTGTCGCGACTCTAAGGCCGCTCCGTCACCCATCTTTGCAGCGCCCTGAGCTGATCCGCGCAACCGGCCGCATCCTCGGCGTAGGG